GGAAACAAACTGCAGAGATATGTTAGCAGAACAAGGATGATGGGAGAGCTTAAAAGACGTGGTATCCTTGCTCTGTGTAGCGCCAACAGAAAGAAAATACACTTTCTTGGTATGGTTGATGGACCTAACGAGATTGATAATCTTGGATTGTTGTCCAAGCACATAGATACATGGGATAGTTCTGCTGCTGTGTGGTGTGGATTGAACGATATTGAGTTCGATGGCTCACCAACAGGTCTGATAGACGGTAAGTTTGAAAAAGAAGTAGATTTCAACTTCACTACTAAAGACACATCATTGCTTGAGAAGGCAAAGAAAAACATTAAGTACATTGATACATTGTGTGGAAACGATAATGAGTAAATATAGATTTAATGAAGATAAGATACTGAATGAGGTGTTGAATTACATTGAGTCAACATACAGCGGTCATTATGTTGGTGTTCAGGCAGGTGAAAAGAAAGAAGAGATTCAGACCATTGACATATGGCAAACACTTGGTACACTTGACACTACATCACGTGATACTGCTATTAAGTACCTAATGAGGTATGGTCGAAAAGAGGGTTTCAATAAGAAGGATTTATTGAAAGCAATACATTATATCATGTTGTTGTGGTACGCAACACAGGAAGAATCTAAATGAAACATATAATGGGTTCAAGTTCTAGGTCTACATTGACAAACGTACAAGAGGGTGACATACAGCCTAACGCTGTTGATTTAAGAGTAGACAAGATGTTCTACATAAAGCCCGATATGTTTGAAATATCTGACGAACATAAAAAGCACAGAGGATCAAATGGAGAAGTACCTTTAGATAGTGAGGGATACTTCAATTTGGAACCTGGAGATTATGAAGTGATAATGGAAAACGTTATTGATGTAGGAGCAGATGAAGCAGGTTGGGTTATAACACGTTCGACATTAAATCGTAATGGATTATTTCTCACATCTGGTTTGTATGATTCTGGATATAACGGTGTTATGGCAGGTGTACTTCATGTTGGTGTCGGAGCAGCTAGAATTAAGAAAGGAACAAGAATAGGTCAATACTTGAGTTTTGAAGCTGAGTCATTACATTCGTATGACGGTGACTATGGTATTGGTAAAGATCACGATAAAAAGTATGGGAGTAAATAATGTCCGGTGTACAAGTTCAGATCGATGCTGAAGAGCTAAAGAAAAGAAAGATTATGGTAGCTACACCTATGTATGGTGGCCAGTGTGCAGGTATATACACAAAGTCTAGTACAGACCTAGCCCAGCTAGCCCTCAAGTATGGTGTTGAATGTAAGTTCTATTACCTGTTTAACGAATCCCTTATAACCAGAGCAAGAAACTATCTTGCTGATGAGTTTATGAGATCCGATTGTACACACCTTATGTTTATTGACAGTGACATTGGATTTGATGCAACAGATGTATTAGCTCTTGCTGCAATTGCAGATCCAGATACGGATAAAGATATTGTATGTGGACCATATCCAAAGAAAGCTATTTCGTGGGAAAAAGTAAAGCGTGCTGTTGACAAAGGTTTTGCTGATGAAAATCCTGAAGTACTTGAGAAGTACGTTGGAGATTATGTTTTCAATCCTGCTGATGGAGGTAATGAAATAAGGTTAGATCAGCCAGCAGAAGTATTGGAAGGTGGTACTGGTTTTATGATGATCCAGCGTCGTGCTTTTGAAAAATACAATGAAGCTTATCCTGAGTTTTCATACAAGCCAGATCACGTAAGAACAAAAGCGTTTGATGGCTCGCGTGAAATCATGGCATACTTTGATTGTATTATAGACCCAGAAACAAAGAGATATCTGTCCGAAGACTATATGTTCTGTCAGTGGGCTCGTAAAGCTGGAGTGAAAGTATGGATGTGTCCATGGATGAAGTTAGTACACATGGGTTCATATATGTTTGGTGGTAGTCTTGTAGATCTAGCTCAAGTTGGTGCTAGTGCAACAGTAGGTAATGATTTCAAGGCTGAAAGTAAGAAATAATTGAGAATTATATTATGAAATTAACGTCAAAGACCTTTTCTATAATGAAAAACTTTTCGTCGATAAACCAGTCTCTATATGTTTTCCCTGGTAACAGAATAAAGACCGTATCAGAAACAAAGACTGCAATTGCAGAAGCTGAAGTGCAAGAAATGTTTCCAAGAGAATTTGGGATATATGATCTCAATCAGTTTCTTGGAATCGTTTCATTGCTTGAAGAACCTGATATCGACTTCGATACAACTAACTGCACTATTAGTGGGCAGAATGGAGCAAAGAGCGAATATTTCTATGCAGATAAGAACACGTTTAGAATTGTTCCTTCTCTTGAAGCATTTAAATTACCTGACGAATATGTTAGCTTCAGTGTGACAGACAAAGTGATAAAGGGTGTCATGCAAGCAGCTAACGTACTTCAGTTACCAGAAATTGCCATAGTAGGTGATGGTGAAACTATTTCGATAAAGGCTGTTAATAGCAAAAATAAAACAACAAATACATTCTGCTACGATGTTGGTAAAACGACTAAGACATTCAACTCTATTTTTAAAGTAGAAAATTTGAAGATAATGCTTGGTTCCTATGATGTTACTTTGAGCAAACAAAAGATGGCTCAGTTTACCTCGTTGGATCGAAACTTGACCTATACTATTGTTAATGAAGTGTCTTCAACATTTGAAGACTAATTGAGGTTTTTATTATGGATGAATTTCTATGGGTTGAAAAATATCGACCTAAGAAAATCAGTGAATGTGTTTTACCTGAAAGTCTTAAAGTTACCTTTCAAGAGTTTGTTGCAAAAGGCAATGTTCCTAATTTACTGCTATCTGGTGGACCTGGTGTAGGTAAAACTACAGTAGCAAAAGCAATGCTTGAGGAACTTAACTCTGACTACATTGTTATCAATGGTAGTATGAATGGTAACATTGATACTTTGCGTAACGAAATTCAACAGTTTGCATCGACAGTTTCGTTTACTGGCGGCCGCAAATACGTTATCTTAGATGAAGCAGACTATCTAAATCCTAATTCCACTCAACCAGCTCTTCGCAATTTCATGGAAGAGTTCAGCAAAAACTGTGGATTCATACTCACTTGTAATTTTAAAAATCGCATAATTGAACCCCTACATTCTAGGTGTTCGGTAGTTGAATTTAATATTCAGAACAATTACAAAGCTATTGTATGTAAACATTTTTTTGAACGTACAAAAAATATTCTTGCTAATGAGAACATTCAATACGATAAAAAAGTCGTTGCTGAATTAATAATGCGGTATTTTCCAGACTGGAGGAGAGTGATTAACGAGCTTCAGCGATACGGTGCTACAGGTAAGATAGACAGCGGTATATTGTCTAATAAAGGTGAT